CCAACGAAAACGTTGAAGCTTATATAATTATTTTTAATTTTAATTTTAGTAGTTTAAGATACAATAATCTGGCTGTACTTCTAAAGCAATATTTACTATTGTTCCGTCATCATCCCAGTTATAATCTCCAAAGTTAGCACTTGTTACTACTGCTCCTTTGATTATCCATTCTGAAACTATATCTCCAACAGGGCCAAGTACATTAAATGTTAAATCTTTTTTATAGAAATCAGAATAACCATCTCTACCAGTTACAGATTCGTGACCTAAACGTATCCATTCCATTACGGCTTGTGCTCCAGATGGAGTAATAGATTCAAATAGAGTCATTGAAATTGCACCCCAAATAGTTTTTCCTTTTACATAACGTTGAACGTTAATGTGGTTAAGAGCAACTGCTGTTTGAGCTACATTTATCCCTCCTACTCCTTTTACTAAAAATGATGGAATACCATCCATATAAAGGATAAAGCGATTAGATTGTTTTGGTTCAAACGCGGTGAAAAATATTTCGTTCGGATTTAAGATTGCCATTTTGTTTTTATTTTAATTTTGTTTTATTATAAATATTTAATAATTTAATTTTTTATCCAGGAAATTCAGCTCCTGTTGGTAATAAGATAAAATCCAATGAAATAAATTCTGCTGTTCTAGTTGGTTGAATATAAATTTGACCTACTAATTGATTTTGATCAATTACTGCGGGTCCATTATTTGAATCATCCATTATTATTTTATAAGCATATAACCCTTGTTTTTGTTGGATGCCTTCTAAGAATGGAGTTACTCTTCCTACAAATGAATTTCTTGTTGCTATTGTATTTTGTTCAAATACTATTGTATCAGCAATTTGACGAATATAATTCTTCATTTCAATCATCAAACGTCTTACGTTTACACGGTCAAGAGCAGATGCTTGTTTTTGTAATGTTTTTTGTCCAAATACTACAACACCATTTTTAGGTAATGTAGCTAATGGGTTAATGTTATTACTGTATAATGAATCTTTATTAGCTTGAGTTAATTTAAATTGAGCTTGTAATACTGTAGTTAATCCACCACGATTTATTCCTGCTGGTGCAAACCAAGGGGCAGATACTTTATCATTAAAAGCATATACTCCAGGAACTACTGTTGAAGCAGGTACCCATACTTGTTTTCCTGTTGCAGGATCAGCTATACGAACCCAAGGCCAATACGAAGCAGCATATGATGTGTTTCTGGTTTGAGCTTGCGTTATAGTAGATGCAACTGTGCCACTAAAATCAATTAAATCTAGCACATATAAATTATCTCCTCTATCTTGAGTATTTGAAATAATTGTAGATACTACTGAGGTGTGTTTGTTATTTAATAGACCTGGGGTAAATAGTAAATTAAATTGGTAAGCTTCTTTGTTTCCGAATAAAGCAACCATGTTATCATAATTGGTTGCTGTTAATCCTTGAGTTACTGTATCTATTAATTCATACATTGATGCGGATATAGTTGGTGAAACTGTACCTGTAGCTCCACTAAATGATCCACTTCCATTTAATGGTAAAGATCCTGTATATAAGGCATTTGAAACTGTTCCGTTTGAATTTAAATAACTTGGAGTTGGGTAATTAACAGATTTAACTCGTACATATCTTGAATTATTTGGATAACTTCCAGATAATTCCATTTGAATATTTGTGTTATTGTATGCTAATTTTTGATCACCAATTACTGAAGAAATAAAACGGTCTGAATTAGGATCTAAATTAACATTAGTAAATGACTCAAGTACGTTTTTGCTATTTGGTGTGTCATTTCCTTGTCTAATTAATACATTAAATGTACCTGATCCTGTATTTGCATTAGTAATTTCAAATCGTATGTTATCTTTTGAGCCATTATCTAAAGATCCAGATGTTTCTGATCCGGAGCTATTCATAGTAATTCCTTGTGAAATTGTTTCTAAAACAAATGGAGATAAACCTGTAGTTGGTCCTGATGAGCCAGTTGGGATTAAACTAGATGTTGCAGAAGTAAATGATCCACTTGCTACTCTAGCTACTAATAATGAAGATCCTCCATAATTAAAGTAATTATATGCTGCAATTGAGGTTAAATATGAATAATTTATTCCTCCACTTACGAATGAATCTCCAAATAATGATGTATATTGTGAGTATGAAGTTAC